ATTTAGTGCTCGTCGGGCTAGAACAGCCCAACGAGCAAACAAAAGGTGTGAGAAGAGATCTTCTTTTTATACTAAAAAAATATTATTGACAAGCCTTGTTTTTTTAATATATATTCCCATATTCAGATGATAACAATAATACGAGAAAGGATAATATGAAGATAATAAGACAATACATAGAAGAGCTAAAAAGAGCTAACGATCTAAAAGAAAGAGAGTTAAATCTTTTATATGACCCTGTATTCTTTGGTAAAAGAGAGCAAAGAATAACTGTGGATATACCACAGCTTAAAAACGTTGAGTTAAGATCACCAAATACAAGTAATCCTAACTGGACGGTAAGCACATGAGGTATACATATAAAGTAAGAGAACTAGGTAAAGACATAGTTGACAGCAAAACTAATGAAGTAGGTAAAGAGGTTGGCAGTGCAGAAGAAATGCAGGCAATGTCTTTTAAAAAGCTGAAGGCTAAACTTGACCCTAAAAAAGAGTATCATGTAGAATATACCAATAAAAAAGGTAATTTTATATCAACAATAACAAATGGGAAGGAGAACAAATAATGGCTGATCCAGCTAAATATAAGTCATTGTCAGTAAAACATGAAGATTGGAAAGAACTAGGTATATTGGCAAATAAGACTGATAGAACAAGATCATCTATGATAGGTAGATTGATTAGATTCTTTAAAGAGAATAAAGGAAACGGTAAAAAGAATGGCAAATAAAGAAAAAATAACTTGTCCAACTTGTAAAGGCAATGGCTTTTACAGAGTGCCATACCACTTGACTCACGAAGAAACGATTGCGCAATGTGATGATTGTAATAGACAAGGCTTTTTATACGTAGAAGACAAACTTGAACCAAAAGAATTGAGGGATAAAGGTGTCATTTAAAAACAAAGTTGACCGAGATAGGGGTACATGTGACGCCACTGGCGCTCCTCTGGACCTAAGCGAAGATGCGAAAGCTAGCGACGAAGCTCGGATATCAGACGGGGCGAGTTCCAATGCGCAAGGAAGCCCCTTCGATATAGAGAGAAGAGAATATTTAAAATTTTTAAGGAGGTTCTTCAAAGGTGACGATTCCGGATCTAATTGATGAATGTAAATATAAAATGAAAAAATTTTTAGATATAATTTATTCTATAATTGAAACAACAGGCAGTCGCATGAGTGTGTATGCTTGGAACAAACGATGGAGGAACCGTGAAAAAGGAACAGGTTACGCGAAGAAACCCAGTAGCGAAGTCTTTGAACCAAAATCGACCCAAGACGATTGCCAATAAAAAGAAGGAACAAGAAAAGAAAAGAGAGAAGAGTATGAGAGACTTATACAGATTAGAGTATTTAAGGTGAGTGAGATAGTAGATTCTTACGTAGCCGGACTTTTTGATGGTGAAGGTTCATGTCAATTTAAGGTAAGACCTGAAACTAAAAGAGGAGGTAGAAGGTATAATTGTCTTATTTGTGTATTAGAAATGTCGATGACAGATGAGAAAACTGTACGATTCTTACATGAACATTTAAAAGAAGGAACTGTAAATTTAAATATTAAGAATAAGTCTCCTAGTTCTCAACCTCACTGGAAGGATCAATGGCGTTGGAGATGTAGTTATCGTCAAGCTTATCGAGTCGCTAAAAGATTGTATCCTTACGCTATTACTAAAAAACATAAACTAGAGGAGATAATAAAACATTATGAAAAAGATAGATAAATTTATATACCCTGGAACTAACCGAGAACTTGTAGGTGGTAAACGACACTATGTTATTGGTGAAGAGAAACTACCGTCAGTTACAACTATACTATCTCAAACTCAGAGCGAAGAGAAGAGAAGGAGTATAGCGGCGTGGTACGCGAGAGAGGGTAAGGAGAGAGCTAACAAAATTAAAACACGTGCCGCGAATCGTGGATCGACGATGCATAAGATTCTCGAACACAAGATACTAGGTCAAGAACACGCTGACCTTACGGAACTTGGACAAGAAGCCATGAAGATGGCAGAACGGATCGCGGAGCGTGGATTGTGTAATGTTACAGAATATTACGGAACTGAAGTCAATGTCTATTATCCTGGATTGTATGCAGGCCAAACAGATTTAGCCTGTGTCCATAATGGGTCAGATGCGATTGTTGACTTTAAACAAACCAACAAACCAAAACAAAGAGAATGGATTACAGACTATTTCTTACAAGGCGCAGCGTATTGTATGGCCCATGATGCAGTTTATGATACCAGTATTGATAAGTTTGTTGTAATGATGTGTAGCCCTGATCCCTACTATCAAGAGTTTATTATCCAAGGATCAGAATTAAAAAAATATAAATATGAATGGTTAAGGAGGTTAGATCAATATCATGCTAGTAAAAAAATTGATAGTTAGGCTACGTATGTGGTATGCCGATATAAGAGGACACCATGGTAAACGTTGGAACTATGAACCAGGCGATTGGTACATGGGCAGACACAGAAGGAGGAAATAGTGTACGTAAAATACTTACAAGAATACTTAGATAAATTTACTGATGGCAAGAAAGGTAATGCGATCAGCAATGCTAGAGCATATATAGAAATGGACGATGGTTCTCTAAGAGAGATAAGAAGAATAGAGGTGCTGGAGTCTACGCTCATTGGTGATACATCTGTTCTTGTCGCATTTAAGACAGATAAAGAACAAAAAATTGCCATAAAGTCACCAACTTTCAAGAAAACTTGATTGTTGTTCCGTACATAAGGGAGATTTTAGGGGGTATTATTTTTTTTAAAAATAAAAAAAACCTCGTGGCACACTTGGCACACCCCTTTTTTAAGCTAAAAGTGTTGGTATTATTGACTAATAGCTGTGCCAAGCCCTTTGGCACAGTTGGCACACTTTCTTACTTGACGCGCGAGGCAATTTTTATTTCAGAAAAAACTTTATAGGGGTAAAAATTCCCCTTATATAGAAATATGCTTAAGCGAAAAAAATCAAAATATAAATGTGCTGTAATTAATAAGAAGAGGTATTACTTCTATAGCATTAAGTGGGCAGACATCACCGGGGATTCTGCACACGCCACTGTCGATGAGTTCGACAGATTCCTGCCTTGCATAATGATAACTCAAGCTTATGTTTACAAGAAAGATAAAAAACATCTTTGGACCTTTAGTTCGTACGATCAGAATGAAGAGGTGTTTTCTGATCGGAATGTGTTTCCAATTGGTTGTGTTCTGAAGATGGAGAAGGTTCTACTGTAATAAGTTTATTATCATCTAATATTTGTTTCATTCTAGATTCTAATTCTTCTTCTGATAACTGATCTAAGTTACCTGTCATAATTAACTTCTGATCTATATACAATCCAGCAGCTTTACCTCTGGCCACTTCTGCATTTGTTGCAGCAGACCAAGCTCCTTTTGCTCTAGCCTCATCTCTGATTCTAGCAAGCTCTGTAATATGTTTTTCAAAACTAACTCCATACTTCTCTTGCACTTCACGTCTTAGTTCACCAATATACTTTGCCACAAGAGGATAGATTCTTGGGTTACGAAGTTCAGATGCAGACTGTCTTGGTCGTGTAGTGTATCCGGCAGCCTGAGCACATTCGGCTGGACTCTTTCTGCCTTCGTTGTAGACAAGAAGTTCTGCAAACTTCTTTTGTTTATCTGTTAATACTGGTGTTCTAGTCATAAATTTGCTATACATATTTGTACGAATAAAGTCAAATTAAAAAGGTGTAGGTACGATGAAAGCAGAGTCAAAATTTTGGCAACAAATTAAGAAAAACACACCCAAAATACAGTGGACTAGACTGGAATCTTGGAGTTCTTTTGGTGTACCAGATTTGTTGGGATACAATGATTCTTGTGGTTTTTTCCTTGTTGAGATGAAGGTAGCAAAGGGCAACAAAGTATCGTTCTCACCACATCAAAAACTATTCCATATGACTCGTACGAAACGTAATTTCATCTTGCTTCAGACAGACGATCCACGACACGTAAAACTTTATGAGAGTGCCGCGATCCACGGCTTGCTGCTCGACCATCGCGAAGCTCGCTGCTTGGCGCTTGATGATTGGGATCACATTCAACGCTTGTTGCTTAACTTGCCGCTTGATGCTTGACGCTTGTTGCTTGGGGCTTGCTGCTTGGGGCTTGCTGCTTGACGCTTGTTGCTTTTAGCTCCCTCCACGAATCGTGATGAGTTCTCAGCGTTGAGTGCTGAGCAATCAACGCTGAAATTTGCGGACACAAATTTTTTAGTGCTTGCCATATTCTACATTCTTGACGTCACGGTCCCAACAGGCTCTGCAGCTTCCGCAGCTGTTGCCCTGGTCTGGAGCTG